CTAGTAACATTAATTTTCTTTTGTATGATACCAAAACCATTTGAATCTAGTGTTAATCCAGAGGGTTGACCAAATGTGTTAGGAAATTGTTGAATTGTTATACCATCTCTTAGTTCTGTTATTGGCATTACTTTTTGCCTCCTTTCTTACTCTTCTTGTATGCTTTTGACATAGCCTTAAGATTCAATCTGCCTTTCATCTTACCAGACTTAAATTTAATTTGGTTTGATTTTTTCTTAAGATACCGTTGCCAAGCAGTTGTCTTTTTACGAGTCGGTTTTCTCTCAGCTAGTGAACCGTTAACAACTTCTTGAACGTCTCTAACATTCCCACCAGTAGGTACAATTGATTCACCGGCACGCATGTAAATTTGAAAAGCAGGATTTCCTTGAATCATATTTGCTTGATATGCTGGAATTGCTATCATGTCGATCGGGAGAACTGTATTTTCATCTGCTAAGAACCAACCTGCTAAACCACCTCCAACGGCGCCAAGTGGCCCGCCAACGGCAGAACCAACTAAAGCACCTTCAGCGGCGTTAATATATCTATTATCAAGAATTTCATCAACTATTGATGCACCTGCACCAGCAATTAATTTCTGAACTTGAGGATTTTTTAATACGGGCTTAATAGCCTTAGATTTAGGCAATTAAATCACCTTCACAAATCTTGAGCCTGGACTAGCATTTCGTTAAGTTCTTTTTGTGTTACAGTGATAGGTTCAGCAATTAACATAATGTCAACTTCTAAAGTATCGCCAGAAATACGAGTACAATTATTTGCTGAAACTCCGATAAGAATATCTGTGACAACTGTATAACCATCTGGGTGTAAATCTGGGGTTCCAAATTCGAAATATGATACTATTTGATTGCCACCAACATTTGCTGTATTTTCTTGAACTACATTGATATAATGCTGATGTTCAACTAAAGCAAATACATTTGGACTTGCTAGACCAACGTCTGCAGCGTTTTCATAGGCTGTGGTAGTGGCAAACATCTTCAAAAATGCTACAGTTGGGGAGGTTGTTGTAGCACCTTCAACAGCAAGTTGTTGATTAAATGAACCTGTGTTAGGTGTTTGTGGGTTCCGAACTTGGAATCTAACTTCTTTAACTGCTAAACCTTTCTTTTGAACGGTATTAACATAGTCACTTAAATCAATTCTACCATAAACAACATCGAGGTCACCCGATCCATCTAAAGTAAATTGAAGTCTATCTCTCATTATTAGGTCTGTGGATTTCTTAGCCATAATTTTCTGAGCCTGGAGGCATACTAAAAACCTTTCATGATAGGCACCCCCCAAAACAACACTTCAATCTCCTAAAATCAGACCAATTTATAACCCCCGCAATCCCCACAGGGGTCAGCGGGAGGCCGTACGGCTATTGCGTACCCAAACCTATCCACCGGATAGGGTTGGAAAGTGCCGTCTTTGACGGCTCAAAAAATAAAATCTTGATATACTCTACCTATACAGGTCAAAATATGGGAAGACAGCATACCATATATCTAAGCGATGTGACTTATTCAGAAATGGAGTCATTGAAACATGAGGGCGAGTCTATGAGTCAAGTAATACGGAACTCCATAGCAATTTGCCATGCTAATAAAGATAATTTCGAGTTAGTAGATTACCAGCACAAAACGATTGAAGCACTAAAAAGGAAAGTTGCTTTCCTTCAGCGTGAAATGTGTAATAGATGCAAAAAGGATTTGATTATATGAAGATGCATTTTCATAAAATCAATATTACACCAGAACCCTGCTCAATACCCACTATTCGAAAGATAATTAACAAATATATCAAACACGTATCGTTGAGAAATTTGCACGGTGAATGGATCGGGTTAGACCCATTCGCCCGTGAAGCATTCACGAATTTCCATCCTAATTTTATCACTAATGACATGAACCCAGAATTTAACACACAATATAATTTAGAATTTCGTGACTTTGTTGACAGCCTGGTCATTGACTATCCCAATGATGAATTTCAATTAGTAATTTTTGACCCACCATACAACTTATCATTATTGAAAAAACACTATGACGGTATTGGTAAAGATTTGAAACGATGGCAAACTTGGTCAATGTGGGGAGAGGGCAAAGATATTCTTGCCAGAAAAATGGAACTAGGAAGTTATGCAATTTCTTTTGGATATAATTCGCATGGTTTTGGCATTCAACGTGGATTTGAAAAAGTTGCTATTCATGTTTGTGAAACCTACGCTAGAGAAGACCAATATAATTTGTTAATTGTAGTTGAGAAAAAAGTTCAATCTACATTAGAGTCGCTATTTGTGGAAATTGAAGAAGAATAATTGCATACAGCAACCTTTCGCACCAGACGATGCGTTCATTCTGTTCCTTGTCAATAGGTGCAACTGCTTCCATCACAAACACAACACATTTCCATTATCTGAATGTTTAATTGGTGGCCATTGTGAACGGATCGGGCCGGCAACTAATCCCTCATTTAGATAGAGTCTTATCCAATCTGGAATATCAGCCGTACCCATTGCTTCAGGGTTTTCTACCATTTCTCTCGCTGATTTAACCTGGTCACGCAATAAAGTTGGGTCACTCATGTCCTCATCATCTCTATCAGCCATATTTAACCAGAAATTGACTAAACTTTGACCTTCAATCATTCTTTCCGGCCTAGTTCCACCATATTTCCAGAATGGTGCTATTTGGCCTACATTACGAGCAGGAGGGATAGAACGGCCTAGTGTATCAATACGAGCCGTTAACATCGTCATACGCTCTCTAAGCAACCCTATACCGTGTTCAATAGAATCAATTGGTGTTGCATCCATAGCAGCATAGAAAGAAATCATAAAATTAGTAACGTTTTCATCTGGTTCACCGTTAAATAAAACGGTCATATACAAAGTATCAGAATAAAAATTGAATGTTGGTCTTGCTGCTAAAAAATTGTTTGGGAACTCTTGTGGAGGTGCAAAGAATTCCCTTCCATTAAATTTGCATTTATACAAAATATTCTCATTATAAGCCGGTACAATTCCTAAATCTCCAGACGGCCCGCCAATAACATTTGACATATCAGAATAAATCAACGGTAATGGAGTTAGATAAAAGGTAGCAGTTTCATAACCAACCCCAGATGAATCGATATAAAAATCACAATGTTCTAGTTTATGCCTCATCTCTCTAGTAACATTAATTTTCTTTTGTATGATACCAAAACCATTTGAATCTAGTGTTAATCCAGAGGGTTGACCAAATGTGTTAGGAAATTGTTGAATTGTTATACCATCTCTTAGTTCTGTTATTGGCATTACTTTTTGCCTCCTT